TCCCAAAGGGAAGCGAGGAAAACATGAACAGACTGCCACCAGAATTGCACCTAGTGCACGGAACACGGAAGTCCCATGAGGGAACTCCACTGCCCGAAAAAGTGCGCCAGCGTATTCCAAAGGCTACTTGGCTGGATAACCCTGCCAGTTGGGACCGGGATGCGTTCATCGCTGAAACAGCGGAATTCCTGTGGGAAACCTACGGCATCGGCTCAGATCAGGACAAGCACGTTTTGGCTATGCTGGCCGCGCAGATCGACATTTATGTCCGGTGCTGGAATGGCGTTCAGAAAGGCGGCGTGGTCACGCAATTCAACAACGGCCAAACTGTTGGGCCAAACCCGTTTCTGACAGCCGGTGACAAGGCGTTGAGCCGTGCGATTGTCCTGATGAATGAGTTGGGGTTAACCCCTAGAGGCCGGTTGGCGACAAACAAGCAAGAAGGCGGCAAGTATTCGCGCCTGTTGAATGGGCCGTGACATGACGTATGAAGATGGCATCTTTTATGCCGTACAAGTGGTCAAAGGCGAAATTGCGGTCTGTCGGAATGTCCGGCTGGCCTGTCAGCGGTTTTTGAATCAGCTTGAGGACAGGAATTGGGCTTGGGAATTCCACGTCAAGTATGTTGAACACTTTTTGGAATTCGCGTCTACGCTGTGCCATACCAAAGGCCCGGATGCGGGAAAACCCTTAAAGCTAGAGCCATTTCAGATTTTCATCATCTGCGCGATATACGGGTTCAGGAGCAAAAAAGACGTTGGGCGGCGCATGGTGACGGATGTCATCGTGTACATCCCGCGCAAGGCCGGGAAATCGACCCTGACGGCCGCGATTGCCCTGTATGAACTCCAATGGGGCGAAGCCGGGGCCGAGGTTTACACCCTTGCCACCAACCGGGATCAAGCCAGCCTTGTGTTTCACGCCGCACAGGGATTTGTCGAGAATATGCCCGGTGATGTTGCCAACCTGTACAACGTCAGCCGGTATCAGATCACCAAGTCAGGCGACAGCCAAAGCGTGTTCAAAGCGTTGAGCCGGGACACCAAAAAGTCCGGGGACGGCATGAACCCGTCTTGCGTCATTGTGGATGAGGCCGCGCAGATTGTGGACCGGAACTCGATTGAGGTTATGCACCAAGGAAACCAAATTTTATGAGGACATGGCTCTGTTTGAAGCTATGTTAACCGGCGAAGCAGAGGACAACCCGCGGTGGTTTGCCCTGCTCTACAGCCTTGACGCCGGGGACGATTGGCGAGATGCGGCAACTTGGGCCAAAGCCAACCCCATGCACGGCATCAGCGTGTTTGAGGAAGCGATTGCCGAGCGTGCCGAGCAAGCCAAACACAAGCCAGCGGCACTCAACGAATTCCTGTGTAAGACTCTGAACATCTATGTTAGTGCCAACTCAGCTTGGGTTGACCGCAGTTTCTGGGATGATCCGAAATGCAACATTGTCGAACGGGTACATGATCCTGAGTCGGTTTACATTGGTTTCGACCTTGCCGCCACACGAGATTTGAATGCGGTTTGTACGCTCAAACGATACGGCGATGACGATTTTGAGGCCGAATTTAAGTTTTTCTTGCCAGAGCAAGGGCTGGAATTAGTCCCAAAGCATTACGCTGACATTTTCAGAATGGCGGTCAAGTCCGGGATTTTGCACATCACCGAGGGCAACGTGATGGATGATCGCGAGATCAGCGACTACATCATTCATCAGGCAACGCAGTATGACGTGAAGGAAGTTGGCTACGATGCTTACAACGCCGCAAGCCTTGTGGCAAGATTGCATGAAGCTGGCTTACCTGTCAAAAAAGTGGGTCAAGGTATGGCCGTCCTATCCAATCCGTCCAAGCATGTCGAAAAACTCATCATGCAACATCAGATCAAACACAACGGAAACCCGTTTGTTGGCTGGCAGTTGGGTAATTGTGAGGTTTACGAGGATGTGAATGGAAACATCAAGGTTCGCAAGAACGAAGCTGACAAAGCGGCGAAAGTTGATGGCATAATTGCCCTAATTGTGGCGATGCACTGCTCATTGGACAATCCTGTTACCACTGGGTTTGGCTTCAGAACATTTTGAGGAAAAATTATGGAACAGCGTGGAATCCCGGAAGTTTTCCAACGGAAATCAACGAAACAGGATGAAGCCAATACGCTGTTCGGCCAAACAGCCCTTGGCAACAATATTCTCTATCAGGGTAATGACAAAAAGGGCACAGTCAACACCCAAATCCTGTATGTAACCACTTCAAGCACCACGACTGCTGGAAGGCCGGTTGATATTTCGCTGTTGTCTCGCAACAGCACTGTAATGGCGTGTGTAGGCGCAAAGGCGCGTGCCATTTCGCAGTTGCCGATCAAGATCATGTGCAAAACGGAAGATGGCAAGTATGTAAACGCCATTGAAGACCCCAGCGTCACTGACCGCAACAAAGCAAAAGCCAAATCGGTTTTTTCTCTGTTGGAAAATCCCAATAATTTCCAGAGCCAATATGAATTTTGGTTTCAGTGGATGATGTGGCATGAAATGCTTGGCGAGGCGTTCACAGTCTGGTGGCGCAAAGACAAAACCAGTTCAACACAAACCCCGTTGGAAATGTATGTGTTGGATAGCACACTGATCGCCGTGACGATCACGGAAACCCGCTACCCGTCATACAGGCTGTCAACCCCGTCTTATGGGTTCAACAAAGACGAACCCCTGACCTATTTTCAGGTCATGCACGTCAAAGATGAGGCGTGGCAGGGTTCAGCCGGTTTCAACAAAGGCATTTTGGCCGCTGAACTGGTTGGTCTGGATCAGGACATTGACCTGTATGCCAACTTTGTGATGCTCAACGGCGCAAAGCCCAGCGGGATGTTCTACACCGAGCAAGTTATCCCCAACACGAAATTTGAGGAAATCGCATCCCGGTTGAAAGAAGCGTGGGCATCCCTAACAGGAAGTCAGCGCACTGACAAGAGCAAGCCGGGTCAGGCAATCCTGTTGGATCAGGGCATGAAGTATGAAAACCTCAAAATGCTCACTATGCAGGACACTGACACGGCGAATCTGAAGCTACAGACCATGAAGCGTATTTGCGGTCTGTATGGCGTGCCTCCCGCAATGATCGGGATTGCGGATCAGAAATACAACAACACGCAAACCATGCTGGATGAATTCTATAAATCCACCATGTACCCGATTATCACCAACGTTCAACAGAAACTGAAACAGCAACTGTTCAATGGTTTCCCGGATTTGTATGTCGAATTTGACACCAAAAATTTTCTGAAGGGCGCACCCCTAGATCAGATGAATTTTGCCAATGCCGGGGTTTCGGGCGGGATTATGACGCCCAATGAGGCGCGGGAATATCTTGGTTTGCCGAGGATTGAGGGCGGCGATGAATTGAAGGCAGACCCCAAACCCGGCGAGCAATTACCCGGTAGCAGTCCCCAAGATACGGGCGGTGGGGGCGGCAATCAGACCCGGAAAATGAACATTGGCAAATAAAAGTGTCACTGATTTTTCGTTTGGTGGTAGCATCCTTGGCAACGTATAAGCCAAATGCGGTGACTCCACCTAAACGTGGACGGCCACCGAAAACAATACACGACATCGACCGAACCAAAGTTGATGAGGTAATTCATGACAAAAAATCTGATGATGGTATGCGAAGCCAAGCTGGCCGTGGAAGAAAAGCAAGGCGACAAAGCACCAACAGGCAAGATTGAGGCGCGTGTCACAACGTGGGGACCGCGAGAGGGCGCAGACGGGCGCAAATTCTTTTACAAACCCGAAGGTTTCATGGATTGGGCCAAGGAATTCAGCATGTCTGGACGTCCGTTGCCCATGTTCGTCAATCATGCGGCAGATGAACTGCCTGTTGGCGAATGGACCTCATTTGAGTTTGACGATGACGGAATGACTGCCGCTGGCCGTCTGTATATGAACACCAGCGGCGGTTCAGACTTGTACAAAATCATGTCCGAGTCCCCCAATATGTTCGGCGGCGTGTCTGTTGGCGCGTATGCTGAAGATTATCAATGGGTTAAAGAAGACGGAAGCGTGTTCCCGGCTGGCTCTGACGATTATTGGGACGAAGGGTATTTTCAAATCACAAAGGGCGGCTTGAGCGAAGTCAGCGTTGTGATGTACCCCAACAATGAAGAAGCACAAGTGTCATCGCTGGAATTTTTCCGCGAAGACGGCACTGCCGATCTGAAGATTTTGGAAAAAGCGTTGCGTGAAGCAGGGCTGTCCAAGAGGGATGCGGTCACGTCCGCGTCCGTGTTCAAAAAGGTTCTTGAACAGCGTGACGCTGGACTTGCGCCTATTGAAAACGCGCCACCGCAGAGCGATTCTGATGTGGATGTGACCAAAGAAGCTGAACTGCTTGCCGCAATCGAAATGCGCGAGCTGTCCAGAATCCTCACCCAAAGACTGAAAGGTTAATCATGAAAGAAGTCATCGAAAAACTGGACGCTATGGACATCAAACAGTCCGAAGCTATCCAAGCTGTTGAAGCCAAAATCCCTGCCGCTGTTGAGGCTGTCAAGGCCGAATTCAGCGAAATGGTTGCTGGCCTTGAGGCCAAAGTGGCCGCTGTGCAAGCCCCGGCTATTCACCGCGAGCAAGCCAAATCTGTTCGCCAAGACGTCAATCGTCATGTGCGCGAGCAACTCAAGCAGACCTACGCTGGCAAATCCACGTTTGAAAAAGAACTGAAGATTTTTGCTGACGAGTCGCAAATGCAAGCCTACATGGCTGAAGCGTCTGCCCTGACCGGCGGCGGTAACAATCAGGGTGGTCGCACTGCCTATGATCCCGTGTTCGTTGCCCCATGCCGCACCGTGGCAACCGATGGTTCCAGCTATCAATTCCGTGTCAAGACCGGCAACGCTGGTGCGGCATGGGGCTATGCGATCCAGAACAACGGCGCGGCCACCACCGAAGACACGACCATTTGGCAAATCGTTCTGCAAGACCTGAACGTGCAATTCCCGATCCGTACTGCGGCTCTGGATGACATCGATGGTTTGGAAGCCAACGTGGTTGACGACATGCTGTTGGAATTCAGCCAAGCTGAAGCCCTGTCGATGATCCAGAACAACGACCAAGGTTCGACCTCCCTGCCTTATGGCGGTTCTAATGGTCTGCGCGGTCTGGATCAGTACGCTGGTGCAAACGCCACCTACACGGGCGGCACTTTCACCACCGCGGCATTCGGCAACTCTGGCACGGGTTCTACCAGCGGTCTGCACTCGCTGGCTACCTATGACCAGATCACGACTAACGGCAACACTGTGGGCGCGAACAACATCAGCTACAACGATGTTATCAACACCATCTATGCTTTGCCACAACAGTACTGGACCCCGGACGCCAAATTCATGATCTCCCCGATCCTGTTGAATGGCATTCGTAACCTGAAAGACGATAACGGCGCACCGATCTTCAATCGCATTGAAGGTCTGAGCGTTGAGGGTATCGTGGGTCAACTGTTGGGCTTTGATGTGGTGGTGAACAAGTATCTGGACACCCCCAGCCAAACCACCACCGGCTCTGCTGGCACGAACAGCCTGTACCCCATGTACTTTGCTGATTGGACCCGCTTCCACACCACCGTGGATCGTCTCAACATGGTCATGCGCCGCTACGACCAGACGCTCCCCGGATATATCACGTTCTTTGGTGAGAAGCGTCTTGCCACGAGCGTGCGTGATCCCAATGCTGGCGTGCGTTATCGCTCCACCGGCACTGCGACCTGATTGTTGCCATTGGCAGGGGATTCGTCCCCTGCTTTTTTTGTCAACTCATTTGGAACTGCGACATGAAAACCTCCGAAAAAATCCTGAACGGCATCAAGCAAGCAATCACCGAAGGGCGCAAGGTCGCAATCGATCTGCGCGAAGCATCTGCCATCACCGGCTCTGGCTCGGGTGTTGGCGGTAATGTTGTATTCGATGATGCTTTTGCGGCATTGCGTTATGCCAACCCGTTACGGATGGGTTCGCGGGAAATCATTGTCGCGGGTTCCGATGCCCAATTTGTCGCCAAGACAGGTAATGCGGCAAACAGCACGAACCCTTGGGGCTACACGTTCACCCCCAACAGCGGTTCTCCCAACGTGAATACCAGCATTTGGCAACTGCCCGTGCGCGTTCTGGTGGCTCAGTTGCCTGTCAGAACTGCCGTGTTGTCGGATGTGAACAACCTGCCTGAAACCCTTGTTGAAGATTTGGCGTTGGA